TGACACGAAGGCCGTTTCTAAGTGCTCAATACGTTCCATCATGCCTCCGTTGACGACCGCCGTTATAGCCGGGCCCTTGAATTGCGTTGAGAATATGGAGGCCAGCCTTACGACCCGCGTTGTTGGCCCCAGTCTTCAACCGCACCCCTGGATGGCCAGACCCACGCCCCAGTGTGTTGGGCCGAATGCTACCCAGGTGTGTTTCTGTGTTGTCCCTGGTGGTGGTTACGACGAGTTGCGCGCCGACCAGTGGTGTATGGACCGGGGCTGGCGCTCGCTGGGTGTGCGGGATGATTGGCGCACGGTTATTGCTGAGGAATTGGAGGCTTGGGACGACGCGGACAGGGATGACGAGGGGCGCTGGGTTGATAGGTCGCCCCGCATGATTCTGGTGTCAACACCTAGCCAGGGTCCTTCTTTTGAGTTGCTGAAAATGCTGCGTCCCGACCGGCGTCTGGTCGAGGGCGAGGTCCAGTGGTTGACGCCCCGCCTTGTGAGATCCTCGGCCGGTACCATTCGGTTGGCCACTTGTGATGGCCGTTATGAGACCTACCGTTTGGAGTGGGAGGAGGGCCTGCATTGTGTCGTTAAGAACGCTTACTCCGCCTTTCGTGCTTCCCACCAATGGCACCCCGAGCGCGGCCTCCTGAACCCGCTCTCGTTCCAGACCTGGGTGTCTCGGTATCCGAGGGCCGCCCGTAAGAGGCTTAGTGTAGCCTGGGAGCAGCTTGTGAACGATAATTTTGTTTCTGGCCGGGACATGAACATCTCCAATTTCCTTAAGAAGGAGACTAGTACGAGTGCCACGGACCCGCGTAATATTTCGCAGCGGAAGGATCAGCTGTTGTGCCTTCTGGGGCCATATGTGTCTGCCATCGAACATTCTGCCCACCAGTCGCCGTACTTGGTCAAGGGCCTGAACCCCCGTGCCCGCGATGCCAAGTTGCAACCTCTCCTGGATTACGGGCAGATCATAGAGCTGGATCACAGCCGTTTTGACAAACACATTACCGCGCCCATATTGGAGAACGTTGAGCGGATGCTGCTGACGGACCCTTTCAATTACAGCCATTCCCTTTACTACCAGGCCATATCGAAGTTGACTAAGGTGCATGGCTTGAGCAGATTTGGCACGCGCTACTCCATGCCTGGCACGCGTGCGAGTGGAGATGCCCATACCAGCATAGCGAACGGGGAGATAAACGCCTTCCTCATCTGGGTGTGCCTGTCCACTGGTACTGGGTTTCGCGCTTTCTGTGAGGGTGATGACTGTGTTGTGGGGATCGACGCCTCGCGTTCTGCTGGGAGTCTGCCGGCGGCCATGGAGAGTTTGGGTTTTTCGGTGAAGATGGTCAAGCACGAGAGGCTGGATGGTGCCATGTTTTGTGGGCGTGTCCTCTGTGACGTGGCCGGCGAGGTGCGGAGTATGTGTGATGTTATGAGATCTTTGGCTAAATTCCACACTACCACCAGTGATAAGAAGAAGGAGTATCTGCTGTGCGCTAAGGCCATGTCCTATTATTTCACCGACGGACATACACCATTGGTTGGCGTGATTGCGCGCAGCCTGGTGCGACATCTGCTGCCGCGTTTGAATAAGGGCGTGTTGCGCCGCGTTATCCGTGAGAATACCCGCGCGCTGCCCTGGTTTATGAGCAGCGGAGATGTGTCGGTCGACGATCTGTTCCGGTGTGATTACAGCGCCAACCCTGACGACGCCTTGAGGCCTATGGTTGCCAGTAAGATCCAACTGAGCGTGTTTGCTCAGCGCCAGTTGGAAAAGGAGTATGCATTGTTTGAGCACGGATTTGTCACTAATGTGACTAGGCTCCATGAAGACATGGATCCCAAGTGGAACGATGTCTATTTGGATCAGCCCCTGGTTTAGGTATCCGGGGCCCTCTCGGCCGAGCCTGCGCCGCGTTGTATTGGAACACCCCATAAGTAGGCCCAAATCTAAGGGAACGTACCGGCCCCTTCCGGACGACTGGACACGCGCTCGTTAATGGTTCCGTCGGACCCACTTCGGTGGGGTAGTTAGTCACGTCTTACGTGCACGCAAGCGTCAGTTGAACGCTTGTGCCATCCAAAGCGGGTGCCTTCTGCACCCCGCCGCGTCATCTATG